GATAATCCAGATTGATATTTATAAAGATTACCACAACTACAACTAAATAGGGAGTTTTTTGGCGTTAAATCGTTATCATTTGTTATCATTTTGTTATCATTTTCATTTTTTATATGTTTAGGTCTCGCGATATGTCTTTCCCAGTCTATTTTTTTACAGCAACTAAAGTGACAAAAAATACATTTATAAAATGGGAGTTTTTCAGAGTTTTTTTGAGTTTTATTTTTATCCATTTTTATCATAGTATGATAAAATAAAAACTCCCTAAATACTTTTCCCTAAAAAATATTAATTTTATGCTCACAAAATTATGCTCTCACACTTTTTCTACGAAAAATCCGGGAGAGCTTTATGCTCTAAAACGACCTAAAAAACGCTGTTTTTAACATGAATCCCTGGGATTTTCAAAAATGGACATACTAAAAATGTCCATTTTTGGTTTTTCTGATTTTCTTTTGTTGAAATTTGGAAATTTTAATAACTAGATTCTTCGATAATATTAGTATTTTTTGTATATTTTATATTATTTTTCTATCGTAGGTTTTTGTAATGTATATGTTGAATATATACACACCTTTTTATATTTCATAATCGGTTTTTAACATTTTTTGGTAGTTTGATAGTTATTATCATTTAATGTTTTTTCTAAAATACCAAGATTTTGCGTAATATTGTTATTAACAACTATTTCTCTTTGTTCTTCGTCTACTCTTTCCCACACACATACAAAATCAATCCATATATCATTTTTAGGTAATATATGAAATGTTTCAACTACTTTTACCGGGAACACTTGTTCATTTGAAACTTTATAACTACTCCAGTAAGATAAGGCTTGTCCCGCATCAGAGTAGAAACGCCAATTATCCCCTGGATAGGAATGATATACACCATTTGTAGGAGCATTAATATAAATAAAGCCCCCGAGTTTTGTTACTCTAGTCATTTCTTTGAATGTTATCCAAAAACAAGGGTCATGTTCAAAACAAGATGTAGATATTATTAAATCTATAGAACCATCTTCAAATGGAAATTTATCACCCGGTTTAATTACAATATCTACAGAATTATCCTCTATAATATCTAAACAAATATATTTCATTCCGGAATTCTCAAAAAAAACTCTTAATGAACCATTCACATTTTGACCTCCAACATCAAGCACAGTTTTGTTTACACCACCATAGCAATCCGAAAATATTTTACCAGATACTATAGCTGTATCATGCATTTTGTATAAAGGCATATAAATATTTATATATTAAAACGTAAAAAATCGACATAAATATAAAAAGTGTTATAATTACATGTTTTCAATATTGATTATATTATTTTTCTACCTTGTTAATAAAACAACAAGTATCAATTATCTTACAAAAAATCAGTGGACAAGTATAAAACATATTTTAAAACATCCAAAAAGCACAAGTAATATGATAAATACATGTAATCAAATTTTATTTCAACACTATAAACATTATGCTTATAATATGGCATACGATTTCAAAACAACATATTATAAAAAATGTCGACACATTCCCTTGAATGAATTAAAACTTTATGCATCCCGGGGATTATTAGATGCTATATCGAGGTATGATGCGACTATGCCATTTTCAAAGTATGCGTCAATTTATATAAAAGGAGAATTATATTATGGGATGTCAGAAATGCATCCACTTACATTATTGCCAATTTCAAAAAGAATCCATAAACAATGGAGAACCCAACATTTGGTCTTGTATAAAAAAATGACCAATACAAAGTTTATCAGTCATTATGATTATTATGATCATTTGTATACAAGCCCCCACGAAAATACCGATATATATTTGGATAAATACAAGGAATTACAAGAATTATGGAATATAATCAATCGTTTGGATGAAGAAGACAATAAAATAATAAAATATAAATATAATTTTTATTTTCAAAAAATAAGAACAGATAAAGAAATTGGTGATTTACTTGGATATTCGAGTGAAACAATTAGAAAAAAAATAAATAAAATAAAAAATCGTGTGTATAATGAAAATAAGGATGAAAAACAACAATAATAATTAGTCTATTTATAAATAAAAAATACTTTATTTATATATAATAGAATGGCAACACCCAAACAAAATTCCATATACAAGGTAAATATATTAAATATTGAAAATAAAGTAGATTCCATTCACGTATTTTACGGAAATGTATATAAAAATAATATAAATCTAGAAGAATTATTCAAAAAAGACCCAAAAAACGAGTTATTTTTCGACAATGTATCTTATATTTTCAATGATGATGAGCTAAGAAAAATCATAACCGACAAAATACCTGTATATTTTTCATTTCAACAATTACACACAGACGATAATATATTATCTATAAAAATAAAAGTAACAGATGAATTAAATACGTCTCATGAAAAATACAAAAAATCCCAGATTTCTCTCGGTGAACTATATTTATTTGGACTCATTGAAAGCACTTTGAATCCAACGAATATATATTCGGCATTAACAAATAAAAAACAAGAAATTACCAGACAAACCTTGGATTTGGTATTATTGAATATTGTCGACAGCCCAGAATTTGATATACCCGAAAAATCTACTTATACATATGACGATATACTTTCTCTCGATTTAATAGACCAAACCTTTTTAATAACTCGGAATTTAGGACAATCACACTTACTCATTGCCGATGAATACCCTTATATTGCGAATCCATATTTGGTTGAATCATATAATGACGCGATAGAAAAACAAGTGAGAAAATCCATGTTGTCTTTAAATACTCTTTTGCTAATGAATACGGGTCCAATATATAATAACAATATTTATGTCTGCCTGGCAAATGACGTCTTGGAATACAATAAAACACGCGGTTTAAACCAGGAAACAGCTATTAAGATATATTACCCAAACCTACTTAAAGACGATATCATTTCTCTCGACACATTAAATTCAAAAAGGGAAATGTTGATGGATAAAACAAAAGATTTATTTGATGATGATGTATTTGACAATTTTAAAAACGTTGACATGTTTTATGATATATACAAAGAGAGAACAACGGAATTGAATTATAAAACAGCAGGAGTTCATTATATAAAAGTCATGGTGAAACCCACATATGATATAAAAATCCGGTTAGATGTCATATTTAAATTGATTCATGCGGATATTATGAAACCCTTGATAAAATTTAATCCATCTATAAAACAGGAAAATATTTATCGTTTGTATACGGATACATTAAGTATAGACGGACGAAAAATACCTTATTTATCAAGGGCAACTATTTTTAAATTAATGAAAAGTATTGGAAAAACCAAATCAGTCACGGTATACATTGAATATAAAATTGCTAAAAAACAACATGTTATGTTGTGCGAATTTGATGAATATGGAAATGTTTTTATAGAAGGTGAGTTTGAAAAAGCAACGAGTATGGCAGATATTGAAACATTGATTCAAAAAATGGTAAACCCAATTATAGACGATGTGAAAACATATATTGAAAAAAGCGGATACAGTATTAATTATTTTCAAGGTTTTACAGATAAAAATGTGGAAATCAAACACCTTAATTATGAAACCAAACTTGAAATTGAACGATCTATTAATTTGGATAAATTAAAAGCGTGTCTTTCAAGTATTTTTGTGGTTGAAAACACCAATTTGAAAACCGGTATTGAAATGCGATTTAAAAGAGTCTCTAATTTTAGTAAAACCAATAGTCAAGAAGCATTTATTATTGAAAAACAAAAACAAAAGTATAGTCTTCTTGAAATCATTGAAGGTTTGATGGACAATTATAAAATGTCTGAAAATGATGCGAAAGAATTGTTACAAAAAGTGGCAAATGAACTAGAAGTCGTCAAAGGTGTTAGAAAATCTGAAATCGAAATTAAGATCAATCCCGGATTTAAAACAAGAATAGAATTAAATAAAAACACGGGTGTGATTACCATCTCGGTAGAGGGTATTAATAATATTGAATATTTAAATAATATTCCAATATATTTGGATACATTGATCAGATTAACTCAAGATATGAAATCCACGAATTATCCTGTAAAACAAATTAAAAATAATTGTAGTGGAAGCGAATTGAAAACCGAAATTATTCTCAAAGATTTTGAAAAAGAAGAAAACGCTCAACAAAAAATGTTTGATTTAAGTTCAGCCAGTTCAAAATCATCATCCGCATCAGTTGGTGAGAATGAATATAAGCCACAGATAACAGCATTTAATGAAGAAGAAGATGATGAAGACAATGAAGAAAAGAAGGAACGAATCAAGACCGCGTTTGATTTATTTTATGGGGATAATAGTGAATCGGGGGACGAACAAGAAGAAAAATTTTCAGGAGGTCAAAGTAGCTCCAAGACCAGTTCCAGTTCCAATTCGAATTATTCTTCTGAAACATTTAAGGAAGGAGATATATTGAATTTTGATATACCATCAGATGAAAATGTTGAAAAAAGTAAAATTGTGATTGGTCAACCACTTTATCCAGGGGTTGATGACGATGATATTGAAGATATTGAAAAAAATGTAATAGATATAGATGGAATGAGCTTAAAAAACCCCAACGTTTTTGAACAAAAATTACAACAATACGATCCAACATTGTTTTTAACAAAAAAACAGGGAAAATTTAAACCATACTCACGAACATGTGCGTCTAATTTGAGAAAACAACCCGTCTTACTTACCAAAGAAGAATTTCAGAAAATCAATAAAAACAAACCTGGATTTTTGAAACCAGAAGACGTTTTAAAATATGGTAGTGATCCCAAAAACCCCAATTATTATATTTGTCCTCGTTACTGGTGTTTAAAAACAAACACACCGATTGATCCGTCTGAACTTATCGAGGTGCGTAATGAAAAAGGACAAATGGTAAAAAGACATCCAACTTGTGGCGAGGTGATTCCAAGAGACGCGAAAGAAGTACCCAATGGAGCATATATATATGAATTTTTTGATCCACAAGAACATGGAACGCAAGAAAAATATATACAACACTATCCTGGTTTTATGAAGGAGGGATTACATCCTGACGATTTATGTATTCCTTGTTGTTTTAAGAAATGGAATACGAAAGAACACATAAGTAAAAAGGCAAAATGCGAGAAACAAATGGAACCCGAATATGAATCTGAATCAGATTATGGAGAAATAAATAGTGACAATGAAGAAGAAATAAGAAACGTTGTAAAATCCACGAAAAATATAGAAAATACACAAGAACAAAATTTACCAAGTTATAGCGAAAGTCAAGTATCTGATGAACAAATTAGTAAACCCATTCCTGCCAAAGAAAAGGAAGATTTTTATATTAAGGGACAAGAAAAAGTGCCATTGGATCCGGGACGGTGGGGATATTTACCAATAAGTATTCAGCATTTTTTACATGAGGACAATTCAAAATGTCAAAATCAAAATAAACAAAATGTGAAATATATTCATAGTTGTTTATTAAGACATGGTGTTGAATCCAGTGAAACTCAGTCATTTATTGCTTGTATTGCGGACATGATGTTTTATATTGATTCAAAACGTATTCCAACCATTAAAGAAATGAAGGAACTTATCATTTCATCTTTATCTATAGATGATTTTTTAACGTATCAGAACGGAAATCTATATATTGATTTTGATATTGAACCAACTGTTGTAACAGACGTGTTATTGGAAAAATACATGGACTCTAAAATTTATCAAGCAACACAATATAATTTAGACTTTTACCATAAAATCGTTTCATCATTTGAAAATTTTAAATCGTTTTTAATGGATAATACTGTAAATATTGACTACACTTATTTATGGGATATTATTTGTAAACCCAACCCTAATCTATTTTCGGTAGGAATAAATTTAATAATATTAGAAGTAGACACAAATGACGCAACAGACTCGGTGAATTTGATTTGTCCAACGAACCATTATTCAACTGAAATATTCGATCATCGAAAATACACGTATTTAATTGTAAAAAGTGGCAATTATTATGAACCCATTTATTCATATAAAAATGCGAATAAGAAATTAACCATTATTAAAAAATTTAGTGAATTGAATCCAGAATTACCGGCAAATATTCGCAATTTGTTTAAAAAAATAATAAAACCATACATTCATACAATGTGTAAGCCTTTGAATAGTATGCCTTTAAAATATAAATTTTCAAGGGCAAATTTACTGAATAATGTAATCACAAATTTACTAAAAGTAAAATACAATATTGTTAAACAAATTATAAATTATGAAGGCAAAGTGATTGGCGTTATTGCGTATAATGATGATTCTGTCGGTTTTGTTCCATGTTATCCATCATCAATTAATAATAATTATGATTTTTCTTTGGTAAGTAAAGATGTATTCACTGACTACAAAAACACCATTCGTTTTTTGAGGGAAGTCTACAACTCAAGCAAAAAGGTGATTTTGTGTAAACCGCTTTATAAAGTAGTTGATAATAAAATGGTGGTTGGTGTATTAACCGAAACAAACAATTTTGTTGGAATAAATAAATACGTTTCTATCGATGATACTGCCGATGATTCGTTGAATATAATTCAAGGTAGTGACCAATATAAAATAGACAATAAAACAATATTAACGGATAAAGTAGACGAGGATAGAATTGAAACTATACAACGCATTAAAATGGAGACAAACCTATATAACTCTTTTAGAAACACAATTAGAATCTTGTTAAATGATTTTAAAAATATAAAACAAAGAGAGAAAATAGAAAAAGAAGCAAATTCGCCATACATGTTATATAACGATCAGCTGGATAGTATTTCGGACCAATTGAGAAAACTTGTTGGCGACAAAGTAATATTTTCAGAAGATTATGATATTGGAAAAATAAATAAAAATTCGGACATATCCGCTTGTATGATGAATGCTTCCAATAAATGTTTATTAAAAAATTCGTGTATAAGAAGCCCTCAAAATAATACGTGTCAATTGGTAATTCCAAAATATAATTTAATAAGTGAATCCAATAATAACGAAGAATATTATTATGATAAAATGGCAGATGAAATTATTCGTTATAATAGAATAAAATCATTCATGTTTGAACCACAAACTTATTTATCATTTAACAATTTGGGATATAATTTAACCGACAATGAAGTTGTTATGATACAATCATTATTGACAAGTGAATACTTTGATACACTTGTTCCCGCAGTGTTAAACAAATATGTAAAATATAATAATTATGATACTGTTGAACCACAAATGACGCAAGTATATGATAATCGTGTTCAATTAAATGACACAAATATAAATAATGATGTGGATAACGAATTGGTTGAATATGTTCCTAAAATGAAAGATAAAATAACATCGGGGGTGTGGAAAAAATCATTCCCGTCATTATATAGTGAGTTGAGTTACGATAATGGATTTTATTTATTAATTGACATCATTAAAAAGGCAACATCGCAGAATTTGACAATAAATCAGATCAGACTTGATTTATTACATGAATACGCGTCATATTTTAAACAAAACAGTGATTATGAAAACAAAATATTAGATGTATTGGCATTGGAAGGAAAAAAATTACTTGTCCAACAGGTGCGAGAAAAATTAATTACATTCACGAATTTTATTTATAATGGCGACTATTTCATTTCCAATTTAGATGTTTCTATGATTTTACAAAAATATAAAATCCCGTCGTTTTTTATTTCTACCAAACCAATATGTCAGAATAAATATACCAATAATGCGTATGTAATATACGGTGAAACAAACGACAAGTTTTGTTTCATCGTAACATCGCCATTAACACGCGGTGAAAAGACATCGACATATAAATTAGTTCAAAATGACCAG